ATGATGATCATGTGGGATTTTCTCAAGCGATAGATAGGGGAGAACATCGAAAGGTTACGATTAATAGCGTGATAGCTGATCCTGGTTTAGCAGATCCCAAATGTTCTTTATATATAAAGACAGTAGCTGGAGATAGCGAACTATTTTTTGAGAAGTATGACAATACGGCTGCAGCAAATCTAGTTCAGCAGATGACAAATTTAGTAGTTGTAAATCCTGGACTCGGTGGTGCAACAGACTATGGAGTAACAACACCGTGGGGATTAATAATTAACTGGGGAACCTACAATACACTAGGGACATCCTTAGCAATTAATTTTGCAGTTGCCTTTGTAGGTACACCTATAGTAACTCTTGGCAGAGAAGACAATGTAGTTCCAACGACGAAGTATGTATCTTATAGAAATGGAACGGTTACAAATTTAGGATTTACAGTAATAGGGAGTGCTGCTTCATTTGCGGGAAGTTATATAGCAATAGGAGTCTAAATGACTAAGTCGTTTATAGGGCCTTATAAAGAAGGTTTACAGAGAAACTTAAAGCCATTTTGGGTACCCGAAGAGGCATATACAGAATTAGAAGATGCATACGTTTGGAGAGGAAGGGTAAAGAGAAAATCAGGATATTCGATTTTAGGTCGTTTGCATAATGAAGGCATAACAGGGGTCCCTATTGCGATTGGTAACATTGCTACTGCTGCTTATACATTTGCTTCAGGTGGAGCTGGTTTTGCTGTTGCTGATCTTCCTTTATCTCCAGGAACAGTTACAATTACTATAACAGTAGGTGTTCCATTATGGCCTGCTGTGATGACATTTATAGATAATGGCAATGGAACTTTAACTTGCACAGATGCTCCTATTGCTGGAGGCTTTACATTAGCTTATGGAATTATAGATTACATAACAGGAACATTTGATTTATTTATAGATCCTGTAATGCCTGCTGGCGGTCCTTTTGCGGTAGCAGTAACTGCTTTTCGACATGTTCCACAATTGTCATGTATGGGGTTAGGTTTATATGAACAAACGGATATTAACAGAGAAGAGTTGATTGCCTTTGATGAGGATTATTCTTATTTGTTCAATTCTGCGACGAATGTTTTCGATCCTTTAGTAGATACCATTGCAGGAACGATCCAAACATGGAATGGGACTAATTCTGATTTCTTTTGGACGACAAACTACTATCAAGACAATGCAAATAATTATCTTTTTTGGGCTACAAATAATGTAGCTAATTCAGTTGGTGGTGGAGGCCAAATCCAAGATGGAATACAGATTTACAATGGTACTGCATGGTATGGTCAAACACCAGTAGTTGATGCGGCTGCCACGCAGCTACGTGGATGTTTAATTCTTATTCCTTATAAAGATAGAATGGTAGCTTTAAATACATTAGAAGGACTAGTTGCACCCGCGGGAGCTACCAGATATCCAAATAGGGCTCGTTGGTCACAAAATGGCGTGCCCTATACAACGACATTGGGTGGTGCAGTTGCTAATTCTTGGCGACATGACGTGATAGGACGTGGTGGTTATATAGATGCACCAACGAGAGAGGCTATTGTATCAGCATCGTTTGTAAAAGATACATTGATTGTTTTTTTTGAAAGATCGACATGGAATTTAAGATATACTGGTGAAGAATTATTACCATTTACATGGGTTCAGATAAATTCAGAATTGGGTTCAGAGTCTACATTTTCAACAATAGGGTTTGACAAAGGTGTAATGTCCGTAGGGGACAAAGGTATAATAGGAGCAGATACAATAAATGTTGAAAGAATAGACAAAAAAGTTCCTGATCTTGTTTTTAATATTCATAATGACAACGACGGTCCAAAAAGGGTTCACGGAATTAGAGATTATTATAATAATTTATCTTACTGGTGTTATCCAAGTGATGATGTGGATGGGACCTTTCCAGAAAAAGTAATATGTTTAAATTATGATGAAGGGACATATTCCATTTTTAATGATACATTTACTTGCTATGGGACATGGCAAAGCATTTCTGATTTTACATGGGCTACTTTGCCCTATACATCATGGGAAAGTTGGGATATTCCTTGGGGAAGTCCAATTGGGCAAAGCTATTTCCCAGATATTATTGCTGGCAATCAGAGAGGTTTTGTATTAAAACTAAACCAAGGAATTGAAAATTCACCATACGCAGATTTAAATACGAGCTTAGTTATTGCAGATAGCATAACAAATGCAGCGCCTCCTATCGTTCAAATAACCAACCATAACTTGAATACAGGTCAGTTTGTTAAATTTTATTATACAAGAGGCTTTACTGAGACAGTAACCGGCGAAAACGTAGGTACTGCAGCAGCTGGTTCGATTTCATTTACTGGAACTTTAGCTAATTTAGGTATATTTCCTGGATCTGCGCCTACTGGTATAGGTCCTGCTTATGTAAGTATTCAGGTTGGAGCTTTAAATTATACAGACTTAGGAAATGGCACACTTCTTGAAACAGCGGGAGCTTTAACAGGTTCAATAGATTATGAGAATGCAACATTTACAGTAAATTTCGGTGCATTAGGAGCTGCTACACCGGTGACAGCAAACTATCAATATAATGTATTAAATTTCAGGGTTTTTTATATTGAAAATATATCAGCGAATACATTTGCATTATATAATATAAACCCAACGACAGGACTCACAGAAGCATTAGATCTTTCAGGATATGGTGCTCCATATCAAGGTTGGGGGGAAGTCTCTCAAATAAATAATCTTATTCTTAGAACTAAAATGTTTAATCCATTCATGCCAGAAGGTGATGACTTTAGGATGTTGTATTATGATGTTTTAGTAGACAGCTCAAGTATTTCACTTATGAGCAATATATATGCTGACTCATCTGAAAATGATCCTATAGTTTCATTTACATTAAGTTGCTCTGATGAAACCAATTCAGGTTTAGGAAAAGATCAAATTTGGAAACGTGTATTTACAAATGCTAACGCAGATTTTGTGCAGTTAGAATTTACTTTATCAAATATACAAATGATAGAAAGAGATAATTATGCTTCAAATTTTGAACTGCATGCTATGTTAATTGAATCATCATCTACAGGTAGAAGGTTATCATGACGTTTAGACCAGAATTTACGTTAGAGCAACAGCTTCCAGAGAATGTTTCCTTTTCTGAAGACAAGAAGCAATTTTTAGAACAGATAACTAAATATTACAATAGCGTTGCAAGAAAAGTTAATGAGAAGGAAAGAGCTTACTATCCAGAAGAAGTGGAAATACTTAATTGTCAAAGGTATTTTGTTAATGGTGATCCGCAAACATATAGATCAGTTTTTAGAAAGGTTTTTCCTTTTGGTGCAATAGCAGCTGGAGCTGCGTTGAATATAGTTCATGGAATAACTGGAATTGTAGAGCTAACAAATCTTTATGGAACGTGCATTACTACAGTTGTTGATTATAGGCCAATACCCTTTAATTCAGTTGCTGCTGCCAACCAAGGTATTCAGGTGCTTTTAGCAGGTGTTAATATTACTATAACAAATGGAGGCGCAGCTCCTAATATAACTTCTGGTATTATTGTTTGCGAATATCTAAAGCAGTAAGTTGTAAATTGATATTTCTTTTCTTGCACCTATTTTGAAAAAGGCATTTACTAAAAGAAAAATTATAAGGAGGAAGATATGGGACTTCAGGAAATGTTGTTTGGTAAGCAAGGTGAGTATAAAGCATTACCTACAATGGCTCCAGAGCAGCAGCAATTATTAATGCAGTTATTAGGTGGTCTTAGAGGACCTACACAAGCTGGCTTAGGGAATTTAATGGGGCTTCTTAGTGGCGATACATCAGCTTATGAAGCACCAGCAATGAGACAGTTCCAGGAAAATATTATACCGATGATCAGTGAGAGATTTACTGGTATGGGAGCCGGAGCGCAACAATCATCAGCATTTAAACAGGCATTAGGACAAGCAGGAGCCGGTCTTGCAGAGAATTTAGCTATGCAAAGAGGTCAGTTACAGCAGCAAGGGCTTTCGCAACTTGGATCACTTTTAGGTATGGGTTTAGATGCTCAACCATTTCAGTGGCAGGCGTTGCCAGGAACAGAAGGCTTTTTAGGTCCTTTAATGCAAGGTTTAGGTTCAGGCCTTGGAACAGGTGGTGGTTTTTTAGGTCTTGGATGGCTTGCTAGAAAACTAGGCTTATAGGAGGGAGATATGAGCATTACATTACCAGAATCAGTACCAATACCAAAAGCTAGCTTGTTAGAAGTTTTAGGGCGTGGATTAGGAGGCGGTATTCAATCAGGTATGCAGCAAGCAGCTCCAATGCTTTTATCGGGTATTTTATCTAGATCGTCTAGACTTGCAGATGAACAAAATAAGATGGTAAAAAGAAATTTAGAAGCTCAGAATGCCTTTCAGAAGATGCTTAAATCTCAAGATCTTAAAATACTTCCTGAAGAATTATCTAAGTATAACCAATTTTTTACTGCTGCATCACAAAGGGGTATAGATCCTTTGTCGTTAATAGATGAAGCTTATAATACATATTTGAGTGACTATGGTTATTTAAAAGATCAAAAAAAGTTATCAGAGACATTAAAAGAAATTCCAGAAGAAGAGTTAGCAGATGAAGAAGTTCCTTCTAAACAGTTAAGTATTGAAGAAATAAAAGCTCTGCCAATTGAACAACTTGGACAGTTAAAATCAAAAGATATATCTCATTTACCATTTGAAGAAAGAAAAGAGTTAGCTGATCTTATTACAAATAGAGCTAAAACGGAAGCTAACAGAGCTTTAGCAAGAGGAGCTATTCCTGGTTACACATTTTTAGAAAGAAAGCTTAAAGAGAAAGGGTTAATTTCAGAAGAAGAATTAGTACCAAAGGGAACTCAAAGAATTGGTGAAATTATAGGTGCTGCAGTACCTATTACAGCGATGGGAAAAGGAATCCAAATGGGAGCTAGGTTTTTATTTCCTGCATCAAGAGCTCTTCAGATAGCAACAGAAATAGGTGGTTGGGCAGTTGCTGGATCTGCCTATGACGCTTTAGAAAAATTTGAAGCTGAGGGAAGAGGAACTACTCCTAAGGAACTTTTAAAAAGTGGTGCGTTTTGGGGTGGTATTGAATCTGTTCTTCAAACTCTTCCATATGTAGGCAAGTTTGCTAAAAATATTATAAGACAGGCTAAAAAGGCGAAGCCATTTACTGGTGAAGCAATTGCAAAAACTATTAATTCAGAAATTGAATCTATTGTTAAAAATGCAAAACCAATTAAAGAAGTACCCTCTTTAAAACCTATGGCAGAAAAGGTCAAAGCAGAAGCACCAAGAGAAACAGTTTCTAAAAAAGATTTAGCATTATTAGAGAAAACTCGCAGAGAAAAAGTAAAAGATATATCTAAAAGTCCATTGGAAGAATATTACGCACCACCTAAAGAAGTAGCTCATCGTCCTGAGACAATAATGAAAGAAAGAGCAAGATTAGACTTGCTTGATGCACAAAGAGGGCAAATTAGATCAGAAATCAAAGACATTGGTTCTGAAATAGCTGGTTTAGAAAGAGACGTTGTTAGAGCTTCTAAAGCTGAAGCTTCTAACTTAAGAAATAAACTAGAAGATCTTTCAACGAAAAGAGAGAGACTTGTTTCACAAGTTAAAGATATTGAATTTGAAATGAGACATAAAAAACCAGCACCTACATCTAAAGAGATATCTGATCAAATAGAGAAGTCTTTTACTAAGATGAGAGAAGAGATCAGAAATCCTGAAAAGTTTGATGCAGAGAAATTTAAACGGCAAGCACAAAGAGACGCCAAAGCTATTGCAACAGCGGAAAGTATATTGAAAAGAGGCAAAATGCTTTCTCCTAAGGAAATGGATACGTTCATAGCGATACGCGAAGCCTACCAAGGTGCCTATGAAGACCTAATTAACCAGAATAAAAAGTTTATTGCCGAGAACCTAAGGAATAAATCCGCCCAAGTAAGAAATAAAGTTGCCGAAGCTCGCAAGATGAACGAAATGTTAGAGTCCAGGATAGCTAGGAATAAAGCAGATATAGTTCGTCAGAAAGACAAGAAAGCAATTAAAAAGATGCTTGAAGGACCTAAAGGATCATTCTATAGAAATGAACTTAAGAAGATGCGCAAAGACGTTGAAGCATTCCAAAAGGATATATTTAAACACTACAAAAGGATCATGCCAACTCGTGAGGCATTCAAAGCAAAAGAAATAGGACTTAAGACTTTCGATGAACTGAAGTCAGCATTTGAGAATTATTCCACAAATCCTAAAGCTGCTGCTGAAAAATTAGCTCAAGAAACAGGTATGTCATCTGCTACAGCAGAATCTATTGGAAAAGAAGCTAATAAGAAGGCCTCTGATGCAATAAAAGACATTAAGGCAGGGAAAGATACCGCCAAAACTGAAAGAGCCTTTGATAGGCTAATAAACAGCATTGCTGACAAATTGCCAATTAAAAACAAAAAAATCGCACGTGATCTTGCTCGTGGAATCGTTGTTGGTATTTCCGCTGGAATCTTGGATGAAATATTACCAAAAGAATATCGTACAACCGCCAAAGTCGCATTGGGATTTGGATTATATGGGCGAGGAACCTTAAGAAAAGCTGGAGCTGCAACCCCAGCATATGGAGCTACTAGGTATTTATTTAATAAAATGCATGAAATAAAAATGAGAATGCTCTTAAAGGCACGCAAAATGAAAGAGGCTAATGAATATTTAAGCTACCTCAAAAAACATTTTGGTCCAAAGCGAGCTAATGAAACATACAAAAAAGCTCTAGAAAAAACTAGAAAAGCTGCTTAAAAAATAAGGCCTGCTGCCCAAAGTGCTATAAGTACTGCAACATATACTTCTATCGCAGTTGCTGGTTTGTTTTCTTCTTCTTTATCCATAAGTTTGCTCCTTTAACTACCATATGTGGTAGCACAGTTTTGATACCCATATGTTGTATATACTGCACCAATTTTATATTTATTCTTCATATCCTTTTTCCCATATATACCAAAGACCTAAGACTAAACCTAATAGCCATGTTCCTAATGTTAAATGCATAATTTTGCTCCTTAATTAATATGCGGTCTAAACTTCTTAGGATGTTCAAATTTTTGTTCTTTTTGAGGCTTTCTTATGAATGGCGGATTTTCCATTCCTGTGGCCTTTTGCAGTTCTTTTCTAGTGTGGTCTATGTCTTTTTTGTCTGGAGGATGCATATGTGATGTTCCAATGTATAATTTTCCAAATGCGTAAGTACCACCAGTGCATATTAAAATAGTTGCTATAGTAAATAAAATTTTATCTGTCATTTTGTTCATTTATAAGCCTCATCCTTTTTCCGTGTTTGTAAT